CTACAGCACTGTAGTCCGCAGCCAATCTTCTTGACACTTCACCAGCCCGCATAAACTCATTAGCAGCAGCTTTTAGCTCTTTCTTACCTCTGACCTCTATGTCTAGTATTATGTCAGCCATTCTGTGTCCTTATGAAAACTGTGTCTAAGAGTTTGATTGCTTCTACATCTCTAGAGGAGACACAGGAATTAGTTAGATCTGCCCAAGCTTTTATATCAGTGTATGTAAGAGGGTTAGGCCCATTGTAGCCGTTAGTTCTAGCTGAACTTAACGCAATAAAGGCAGACCATATGTGAGATACCAACGTGGGAAAGGGAGGGCTTTCTAATTCCTTTGGTGTCTTACCGGTCTGCCTTTGTACTTGTTGCAAGTGTTCTCTTTGGGAAGTGCCATTCTTGTCGGACTTACTGAGGGTGAAGCTGTGTTCCGCATACTCAATAAGCTCGTCAATCAGGCCCCTGTAAAATCCAAGCTCTCAGAGATCGCCTCCTCGATTTGACTTCTTAGCCAGAAGACCTCAGAGTAAACTTCCTTAGCTTTAGCAGAGGTTAGTTTAGGCTTTTCACCACCATAAGTAATATCCCAACCTTTGGTAACCTTACCTAAAAGATCTATGGTGTCCGTCTCTAACTCTGCAGAGGTATACTTATTATTGGAAGTCTTTTGTAGCTTTGCAATTCTTCGATCTTGCTGATCGTGTACAGCTCCACGATACTCTTTAGAGTGTTGAGCATGTACCGTAACAGTCATCTCGCTACCATCATCATTAGTCAGTGGCTCAAGAGTGTTAGGGTGTCTTAAGATTACTTCAATAGTATCTGACTTAGGTTTTAAATCCATCAAGTCCATGTCGAGTTCCTTTCGGGTAAAAGTTGTCGGGTTAGTTAATTAAAGGGGGAGCATTAGACCCGACACCAACACTCCCCCGCCCTAGCTAGGGATTCTTATGACCTTGTAATAGTAAAGTTAGTTGTATCTGTAGTGTCATACAGGGCTACAAACGACATAGAGATAACACGGCTAGTTGGGCCATCTACACCTACGTCTGCACTGTTAATCTTGGCCCGTGGGAAATTGAAGGCCAGTGTGTTTGTACCATCACCTACAACTACGTTAAGCTCTGTCTCTGTCTCGTTGATGAACCTGTTTACAAGGGCTGCATCTTCAAAGTAGGCAGATATAGTACCCTCAATTTCAGCACGACCTACTTCAAGCTGTGGGGCAGAGTCACTACCTACAACAAAGGTTGGTGCAAAGGAGTTATTAAGAGTAAAGTCCATACCTGTGATAATAGCAGAGGCAGAAGGAGTGCCACCTGTATCTCCGATAGAAAGAGAACCTGAGTATGCGTCAAAAGGAGAGTTGTTTGAAGCTGCGTCCAAAGTCTTTTGAGTTGCGCTTATGGACATATCCTTACCTACGATACCGAAGGTAGTTGTTACCATTTGGTTAGGGGCGATAGAAACACCCATTGTAGATACGGTACAACCTGTAAACACTCTAGACTGATCAATGTCAGAAGCATAGTCTTCAAGGGAAAAGAACTTAGGTGTAGTGCCTACTTTTAGAGCGTTTCCAGAGAAAGTACTAAGCATTGCAGATTCAAGAAAAGGGTCAAAGTCAGCTTCTCTTAAGTCAGCTACGATTTCTCCAGATACCTGTTTGTTACCATGACGATCATGGCGGGGCATACGGTCAGCTTGAATGTCAGTACCTGCTACACGGTCTTTAGATAAGTTTATACCGTGAGTACTGAATGGAAGGGATGTGAAGTTACCAGCGGGAGTCGTACCAAATGTGCTTTCCACAATGTACGATAGGCTGGAACGAGAACCTTGTGCGAAGGCCATGTTGTATTCTCCTAATTGTTATAACAGTACCATCCGATACTTACCGGAACATAGTACCAAGGTGTGTCTAGTAAACCTTGCCTTCTTTCGGCGTAGTCAACAGATACAGTGATTGAGTTGTGAGTTATGTGGGTAGTAGCTTCAAAAGCTTCTATTAGAGTGTTGGCAAAGGCATCTGCGGTAGCAGGGCCATTACCCTCTGGACAATATACTTGGAGCCTAAAGACGCCTTCGTATCTTTGTTGAGGGTTAAGCCCTCGGACTGCGGGTCTACGAGATGTCGGTATAAAGTTAGTCTTTATGTAGCTTGTACCTGTGGTAGGTTCAAAGGATACATTCTCATAAGCTATCTGTGTAGGTATATTAGCTGTATTAGATAGCTTGATCTCAAGAGCAGCTCTTATGTCATCGTGAATACTAGCCATTACCTTAATACACTCCTAAGAACCTCAAAAGTTGCATACCTGTTTTCTACCTTGTTAGCGTGAGGCGCTCTGTTCACAAAAGTAACTCCCTCTAGAGGGTCTATGGACTCTAGTTGACCGTAGAGCTTACTTGTCATTTCATTTAAAGCAGAGTTAGGGTCTATGCCCCTTTCTTTTCTACTAGAACTTATAGCAGGTCCAGAGCTATCCCCTCTTCGGTTAAGTGTCATGGACTTGGAATAGGCACCAGTGTCTACAGGTACTACAGAGTTGTCGTCTAAAGTGTCTATAGCTCTCTCTAACCTACGGACCAAAAGCTCTTGAGCAAACTGTGTGACTCTTTTAGATTTCTTAGTAAGTCTAGGGCTAACAGTAACTTGCATTATTCCCTCACATCACACAGGAAGCAGATCTTAGTTCCGTTAGAGAAGATAGTAACAACAGATACAATACTAACTGTATCTCCGCTGCCAACTATCTGATCTTCGTCATCAGGTTCTACAGTTAAGCCTAGAGCAGGTATCACACACTTACGATTACTTCTTCTGACCTGATCAAAATCTGCTATGATACCTTGGTCGTAGTTATAGAAGTAACCATTAAAAGTATGGTCTGTAGTAGATGATCCAGTTACCGTACCTGTGGTAGGGTTATATGTACCTGCATTAGATACTTTACGAAGAGTAAGGGATTCACCAAACTCATCCACCATCTTAAGCAGGTTATAACCTCTTGAGAATGCCATAGCCTATCCCTTATTTAAAGTCGTAGTCTGAGCCACTGTATCCAGGGGGGTTTCTAAACCTGTCTCTTCTAAACGAAGGTGTAATGCGATCTGTGTTTTGCCTTACATTGTCTACATTTGCAATACCTATACCACCAGCTTTAACACCTACAACTGCACCAGCTTTCTTACCTTGGTGTTCTAAGTTTTCAGCCAAGTTAATGTAGTGAGCTTGTAAGTCGCTATAGTTAGCACTCAAAGCTCCGCTTAAGTCTTGAGTAATTCTACGAGAGTATTGTGCAGCTATGGTTCTGGCAGACCAAGATGCAGCTCTGTAGACGTTGTTACCAGTTTGAGCTAATCCAAAAATAACCTCTTCATTAGAAGTCTGCTGATCGTTTTGATCAGTATCTCCTAAGAGAAGACGTACAGCATTTAGTCGACCAGAAGCTGTAGCAATATCTAAGTCAGTTTCGTCGTAGCTCCAAGCCATTATTAAGTCTCCATGTGACCGTAGTTTCTACGCCAGCTACGAATAAGCCCACGTTGTTTATCGGGTATTTTAGAGTGTTTACACTTACTCTTATCGTAGTCTGTCTTACTCTTGGTCTTAGACTTAACTTTTTCGTTAATACTGTTTACAAGAAGTGTCAAACCATCAGAGTCAAGCTGTTCAAGACCATCGCCCACTTTAGCTTTTGTTTCTAAGGCAGCGTCATGTCTTAGTCTACCTTCTCTGTAGAGTATCTTTACTAATTCTTTATCTAGACCTATCTCTTTCCACTTAAGCTCATCACCAGCGTTATAAGTTCGTCCTTGTGCCTTCATAGTCAGGGTAACAAAGAGGGGCCTGTCGTACTGCATCGGTTCGTTAAGGAGCATCGGGTAATCCTATGGTTAAGGGGTAAGTGAGGGCCACTACAGCCCCCACTAAGGTAAGTACTTACTGTACGATACCGTTCACAAAAGCACCCAAGTCAGCGCCTACGATCTTCATGTCGTATGACATTTTAACTTGGATCATCTCAGCAATTTGCTGACGCTTCAGAGCATCATCTGAGAAAGACTCAACAGTGATACCTAAGTTGTTTACACCTTCAAGGTTATTCCAAGCAAAGGTCAAACCAGCGGCTGGTGACATAAGACCAGCACTTGATGGAGTGTAGCACAACAGAGCATGTTTACCACCGATGAATGCATTGCTTTCTGCAACACCTTCTACAGATGAGTTCTTGACAGCTTCCATGACGTAGAAGTTCTCTACTTCAAAGATCTCAGCCAGTTTAGCATTAGTAACCAAAGCAGTGTTAGTTACAGTTGCTCCCCCATTCAAGCGAGCCAAGATGTCTGCGTTGTTTACCAAAGCATCACGTACTTCTTTACCAACAACCATTGTGTTTGGTTTGAAGCCACCTGACTTAAGCTGCATTACACGGCGTAGGTCAGTTACGTTTTGGATTGGTTTAGCAGCAGCATCATCCCAATACAACAGGTTAGTACCTGATGTTGAGCCAGCACCGTCATAGTTGGTTCCCCAGATGTTGTCTGAGAAGAAGTTAGTAGCAAACTGCTCTTCACGATGGATCATCAGACGCATCGCCAGAGTTTCAGCACCAGCAGAACGGATCTCTAATGCAGCATCTTCGTTAGCCAAAGTCTGTTCATCAAAGTCCATACCAAGACCATAAACGTCAGCGAAGTAGCTGCTGTTTGAGATGGTCATACCGATACGGTTTACTTCTGTACGTGGGGCCAGTTTAGCTACATCACCAGTACGGTTCATGTTCGCACGGTCGTAGATGTAGTATTTGTCAGATTGTTT